CGTGGTGTGCTATTGTACAGTGCGGGAGCAAGAGTTTCAGTGTTCGAGTACAGGATATTGAACTGATACTCAGCCTTCTTCTCTGCTTCGAAGAGGGCATTGATGCGAGTACCTTCCTTACGGAACTCCTTCTCCCGCTTCTCTGCTTGGTGGATTTCGTCTAGCCAAGTTTTTACGGAAGCGGCCTCAGATGCCACAACGTCAGCGTTTTCCATGTGAGTTCCTATAATTTTGAGGATCAGGCGCCCACGTTAGCCAGCACGCGTGCGAAGCCGAGTACTGGATCCAAAGCTGCCAATTCGTTCCCTGCTATGTTCAGATGGGTTCCATCGACAGTAAGAGCAGGTAGGATAGTGGCTTGGTTGCTGGGAGCGCGCACAATAGCGTCGATGTCGAAAACAACCTCACCAGAGGCACGGATCTGCTTGTTGAGCTGCTGACGAGCCGCCTCGCGCGGTGCGGACAGCCCATTGGCGGGGAACATAGTGCGCACGATTGGAAGGATCCCGTTTTCACGCATCCATTTGCACCACAGCAGATCGTTTGTGAGTGTCGTTTCGATGGTGCCCGTATCGAATCCAGCCGAGCTTGCTGTTGGCTGAAAGATCACGAACGAGGGCTTGAAGTCCGTGCTCTTTGCCAGCAGAGACAGACGCCCCGTTGTGGTTGGCGCGCCCATGAAGTCGGCAGCGGTGGCCCCCTCGTGGGCAAAGTTGCTAATAACCACAGGAGCCCCAGCTGCCACTCGTGAGTTGGCTGCGATCAGCGGCCAGCCGTAGTTATTCGGCTGCACAGTCGGATCACCGAAGCCCAAGCCTGCGGTGGTGGAATTACCGATCGCCACGCCCCAGAACACTGAATTCAGGGGAATATATTCCAGATAGCACGGCGCGAACTGGCCACCCTCAGGAACAGCTGCGACGAAGGAATTCTGGTTCGCACTGGCAAAGTCGCCGGCCGCATAGAACGATGCGTATTTTCCTGTCGGCAGCTTCGGGTTGATATAGCTGACGTACTCGGTAAAAGGCCGTGAGCCGGCAGTGCCGGCGAGGCATTTGTCGGCCCCAGCGAACTTGGTATTGACCATCACGTATCCGCCGACCCCACTGTCTACCGCGGCTGGCACATCAAGCAGATACCAACCCGTTCGGCCTACGGACCAGTCGGCGATGGTGGTGATTGTACCCGGGGCAGCTGGTGTGAGGGCCCCGGCAACCTGCCACGTCTGAGCCGCACCGCCGATTGTTGCAGCGTAGCCAAAAGTGTCAGAGGCCGCGAACGATGCTGTACGCGCGGCGGGCGCTGCTGCATCAGTTTCGTAAACAGCGCGCACAAGCACCTTGCCTGGTGTGGGCAACTGGAAGACTTGGCGCCATGTGTTCGTTGCGGTGATGGCCGACAGCCCGATGACTGCGCTTGGCGGTTTGACTGCCGCAATATTAGCAGGCCTTACTGCCACATCGGCGCCATTGAAAGGGTCACCAGTGCGGCGATACCACTTCCCGTTGTGGTAGATATCATTAGGATCTGATCCGTATGGCATAATTACGCCTTTGCAAAAGTGGTCAAGCTACAACTGCAGCCCCGAACGCAGAAAACACAAGGTCAAGTGTAGACGAAGGTGCCAACCGGACTTTCAAAACAGCTGAATAGTTCTCCGCGGAGTTCGGCACAAGCATATCCGGGGAGAAGGCGGTGGAAGGCAGGAGGTAGGCAGGGAGCCAGGAAAGACCGCCGTCCGTACCGAATTCGGATACGGTACCCAAGGCCTGGGTCAGCCCATAGCACCAACCGCCGTAGCCCGGCAGCGCCGTGTAAGGGGCTGCGTTGGTCGTAGCGAAAGCGAAGAACTGCAGAGCAAATTTCCCTGCCATGGTGGTTTGATCCGGGAAGACCTCGAAGAAGGCCTGAATGTTTTTCCCACGCCAGTCCGTTACGCAACGGAGGGTTGCAGTCCCCGCTGTAAATTCTGTGCCCAGGGCTGTGGACCAGCCAGCTGTCGGGTCGGTCCCCGTGGCAAGACTGCCCGCCGCTACGACTTTATAGAGGCAGCCGTTGGATACCGAAGGTTTGACGAACTGCCGTGACGTGGAAAGCGGCAAACCAGATCCCCAGGCCACGACAGAAGCATCAAGAGTGGCGATAGTCACTTCACCATTCGTGGCCCCTGTATTTTCCATGGAGACTTTCCAGCAAGCTGCCGCAGCCTCTCCATGCCCCCAGCCCGGATTCTTGGGGTGTGCCACCTTCTCGGAAGTAACGGTAAGCGTGCCAGACTCGATTTTGCACAGAAACCCGCGAGGGCCGGAGCCGGTCGCGCCGCCTTGAGCATAAAACTCTCCGGAACCTGAGGCATTGGACTCACCGACGAATGGGTTATAGGTCACGCTGTTAAAGTCGTCCCCGTCTACAAGAGGGACGCCGAGCCCGCGGCGGGTGCTGGAGAGGCCCGAGACGGCTTGAGGGGCCAGGCACTGCGCCACGCCGACAGCGGAGGGATGGATGCCGTCGATGGTAACTGAGCGGCTGGCGGTAGTGGTGCCAGGGGTTTTACTGTTGAAATTGGTGTGCACCGGGAGTACGGTAACCTTCGGCACAGAAGCGGCCAGCCGCATAACAGCTTCCACTGTCGCATTGTAGGTGATCCGGCCGGCGGATGTCTGCCCAGCATCCCACATAGTGTCAACCGCGAGTATCACAGAAAGGCCGGAGCAAGCTTCGAGCATTTTCTTGATATTTTCGACGGTTGTGCTGGCAGAAAGCCCCATGTTAACGTCGTTGTGGCACAGGCCGAAGAGCAGGATGTCGTTCGGGGCGGACACGGCGCGCGCCAGTTTGTCCTTGAGGTGGGCGAGGATTTGGGTAGAGGAAGCCCCGTTGATACCGTATCGCTGGACCTGCCGCCAAGGACGGCCGAGGCCCGCATTCACCCAGCCCCACAAATCCATGCTTGTGAACAGTCTGGGGTCGTTTGTGAGGTCGCCGTAGACAGCCCCCGCCACGGCGAGGGAATTGCCGAAAGCCCAGGCAACTCGCGCGTCGGCATTGTAGGGGAGCGCCAACTGCCCAACATGAAGCCCTGTGAGCGTGGGAGAGGCGGACCCGCTCTGCAGGCTATTTCCAGAGGGGTTTCCGACAACAGTTGACATGACGATTCCTTTTACTCTTGCTTGGCAAGCCGCTTCTTGCGTAGCTTGTCGATAAGGTCATTGATGGTATGCTGGCCTGGGAGTTTGGGCAAGCCCGATCCTGGCTCGATTTTTCCGGCAGGTACCCAGGGCCGGGACATGCAAGCGTAACGGGTTTCGTCCGCCGCGTGGTCCTCGGCCTCGGTGTCTAAGTCTTCCGGATCGCCTTCGTCGTGTTGCAGGGTCGGGATCGTGCGGATTGAGTCTGCACAGCAGTCCAGGAAGTACAGCATCGGGGTCTCCCCGTCACCGACAAGTCGCATACGCATCTGCTCCCAGCCTGTCTTGCGCTTGTTGTCCGCGCGGCGCCATGTGATGCCCTGGATGGCCATGGATTCAGCGATCGAGGGGCCGCCGTCGCGGATGTAGATAGCCGGATCGGCTACGCCATAGGCAATTCGATGCCGCAGGTCGCGATCTCGGACCTTGATCCCCTGTGCGACGAGGTCGGCGGTCATCTTCAGGCCCTTATTCGGCCCATTCGCACCGTACCATTCGTGGAACTTTAGCAGGGCGCCGTAAGGCAACCCCCAGGTGCCGTCCGAGATCGCGTACCACCCGCAGGAAAAGGGCTTGGCGGAACCCCAGTCGAAGGCTCGGAAGACTTGCGCGGAACGCGGAATGCGTTGCAGCCATTCGTGGTCCTTGAGCACGTGCTTGGGGGACCATTCGTCAAAGAACGCCCCGTCCACGATATCCCAATTTCCCTCCAGCCAGGCCTTTACCAGGGCCTCGGAGCCGGATTGCTTAAGTCGCAGGACATACGTAGGGTCATTCCGGATGAGCAGCTGGTTATCTCCGATTTTACTGGGGATGAAAACTCGATCAAGGGAGACGGTGATTTTCTTTCCATCCAGTTCCAGCTCTGTGGATTCTGTGATGACCCGATAGCCGCGAGGATCTGGGTCAATGTAGCGCTTTTTGACCCAGTTGTGTCCGGGGCCTCCCGGGTTTCCGGTAAGGCGCATACCAACAGGCACACCAGTACCACTACGAAGGGTAGCACGGAGCCGATCAACAGGCGAAGGGGAAGGGAAGTTGGTGAGCTCTTCAATGTAAATGCGGGTGTAGTTGTGGCCTTGGTATTCTTCCGCGTCGGAGTCTTTTTCCAGGTACGCGAACTTGAGGCGAGCCCCGTTCGCCATAGTCCAGGTCTTTTGCTGCTCATTATACTTCGCTCCGATCTTGGGAAAGAGTTGTTTCGTGCGGGCGATCACTTCGGCGAGCTGGACCAGCTTCCGGCGGAAGAAGATGCCGATGGCATTTTCCGCGTACAGGGAAGAGTGCTGGAGCCAGTCGCCGATGGAGGATTCCGTTTTCCCTCCGCCACGGGCGCCACCGTAGAAGACTTCGAAGATCGGGCAGGCAAGAAGGGCGGTTTGAGGGCCTTCCTGGGGCTGCCAGAGAACTTGCGTCAGCTGGGCAACCCCGGTCTGAGGGAAGCCGGGGGTCATGCTGGATCAGCTCCGTTTTCGATAACCGTGGTTTCGACTGGCTTGCCCGCCCCCATGTGCCCGTGCTGGGCTGCCCAGGCTTGCGCGGATGGTGCTTTGTCGGGCATCGGGACGATGAAGGTCTGCTGGACAGCAACATTCGCCGCGCGGGCACCGTAGCCGAGAGCCTTGGTCGAAAGTTCAAAGGCCCTGAACGCGGAATCCAGGGTCGGCGACGTTTCCAGCTTGTCCTGTATAATGTCCAGGCTTTTCGCCGCCATGGCCTTGATCTTCTCGTCCATGGACATCGCCAGGACTGGGTCCACGACATCAGCCTTGCGTTGAGCCAGCCGGGCCTGGAAGGCGTCCGAGCAGAAAATCCGCGACACCCAGGCCTGTGTGTACCCGAAATGCTTGGCCAGCGTGCCCTGGCTGATCGCGGGATTCGTGATGATCAGGTCAATCATCGCATCATGCGTGTATTTGACGCGCTCGATTGCCAGTGCAGCGCTCTGCGTCCCCTCCAGCGGAGGGCTCTGTTTCAGTTGCGCCCCCAGGAAGGCATTTGTTGCTGCTTGCGGGTCCATGTCCGGCCTCTTTTCGCGGTTGGTTAACTGCCTGCAAGGGTAGCGCGGGCTGGGCCGGGTGTCAAGCCAGGGGAGTGGGAACTTTGCCGAGAAATGCGTGCGCGTTATCCCCGGATAACCCGGCCGTGTTTCAATTGCCCTTTGATTTTTCCGGGATCGGAGTCCCTCAGTAATCCCTACCGGGTATCCACCACCAAAACCCCCGCCATTACTGCCACATAGCAATATCCAGCGAAGTCGTCAGGGAAAAGGGAGAGGTTTTGGGCCAATGCGCGGGGAGGTGCTACTCGCCGTAAACCCTCGCCTGCGCGCACCCCCGCCTGCCGCCTTGTACCCCCGGGTCTCGGTAGGTGGTCGATGGACGGCAGGTTGTTACAACTATGGCAGGCCGGGTTGGCACGGTAGTTGCCGATTGGCGGCTGAGTGACGGGAATGGTCACATGGTGACGGGAATGGTCACATGATGTGACGAAACTGGTCACATGGTGGGGGTAAATATAGGGGGAAACCCGTAGGAAAATGGCGTCAGGTAGGCTGGCACGGGGGTTGCATAGGTAGATGGGAGGCCGGCACGGGGCTGGCTAATAGGAGAATGAGAATGGCCGCGACATATGACACTACGCGTTTTGAGGGGTTCCCGGCCGACGGGCTGTATCGTGTGCATGTGGTGGGCACCGATGGGGCGGAGACAAAAACGAATATACTAGTAGCAGCCAGGGGTCTATGTGACGCCTATGCAATCTGGAACCTCACGCCAGGCACTATGCCTGTAGTGTTCCGCACTGATCAAGAATCGACATACGACAAAACACCTGCCTGAGCATAGCGGGTTGCCCTACGGGTTAGGGCTTCCCGGTGTGGTCGTCACATCATTTTAATGGGGACAATGAGCCCCGGAAGGATCTATCATGGCAGCTATCGAATCCACGGTTTTCCAAAACACGCTCACTCTCACATTTGACAATGGGAAAATTCTGACCGTGCGTGATACGGATCTCTCGGAGAGTGTGCGAGAAATGGCCCTCATGCACGGATTGAAACAAAAACTCGTCGATGCAGCCGCCATTAGCCGGAACCCCGACACGGGCCGGAGCGCGACGACAGAAGACAAATACAACGCGGTGCGGGAGGTGTACGATCGGCTTTTGTCGGGCCAATGGAATAAACAACGCGAGGGCGGCGTGGGGGCCGGATCCGGTGGTTTGTTGTTCCGCGCCCTCGTCCGCCTTTATCCGACCAAAACCCCGGAGCAACTCCGCGCATTTTTGGAGGGGAAATCGGACACGGAAAAGGCCGCGTTGCGCAAACTCCCAGC